AACGCTATTGAATCCGCCAGTCCCCAAAGCATCTGATATTGCTTTTATAACAGTTGAAATGGCTGTTCCAATTCCATTTAATACGGTAACTATGATCGGTCCAGCCGAACTTATTGCCTTTGCAAGTATCCCAAATATCCCACCAACCGAATTAAAACGTTCTAAAAGTTTATCAAAAACACCTTTTAAATTATCAAATGCATAACTTAATGATGAAATAATATCCTGCACTATAGTTAAATTTTCAATACTTGTTCTTAAGGCATCAAATGATGAACTAGCTCCAGATACAATATCCTTTACAAATTCTGATTCTTTTATTGTATTAATAAAATCAGTTAATGATTGACTTGCGGTTGAAATCCAACTAGATAACTGCTCGTAAACGTATTTTATTGTTTCACTTTCACTAACCCATTCTTCAAAAGAACTTAAAGATCGTCCTAAAGATCCGGCCATACTAAGTAAACTACTACTAGTTAGCGATATTGGATCTTCAATAGGAAGAATGGCTTTAAGAAAAGCAACAAATCCGTCAGCAACTAATCTGACGATATCAAATACTCCTTTAAAAGCATCATGAAGATTTTTACTGCTTTCTTTAGATAATTTTAATTTAGAAGTTAATTCTACTATTTTATCTGCAAATTTGACTACATCATCGCCTTTAAAGCTAAGAAATACATCTGCAAAAGCTTCGCCAACTGGTTTGAGCACAGAATATAATCCTTTGAATAAATTCTTAGCAACTTCTACTCCATCTAAAAAGACAGCTATCGGTTTAGACATATCCAAATTTGTTAGCCACTCGGATATTGCTTTAGCTGAATCCAATACCGTATCAGTAAATTGTTTTGTTAAAGTCTCTTGATCACCATATGCAGTTTCCATAGCACTAGTGAATATATCAAAACTTATTTTACCATCATCTACGAATTGCTGAACTTGAGAAGTGCTTACCGATAAGCCACCAGTGATCTCACTAATAGCGGTTCTTGTAGCGTAACTTGCTCTTATTGAACCATCTGTAACACCATTAAGATATTCGGTTATTTTGGCAGTTGCAGTAATTCCATGTGACGATAATGATTGTAACTCTTGTGTAGTTACATATCCTCTATTATCAACAGCATCAAATAACTTAGTTATTGCGGTTTCTCCAAGATTAGTTGCTTTCGTTAACCCAGAAATAGCACTTGCTTGTTCGTCAAATACTACTGCAGTTTTTACTTCATTGATTTTAGATTTCAAAGAGTTAAGCATTAAGATCAAGTCGCTATTCTGCTCGATCAATGGCGAGAAGAATCCAGCGCCTATTTTGGCAAATGCAGCCTTGATATTCGACATTACACCAGTGAAGGTCTCATTTGCTCTAAATGCCTGATCACCAAATGCCCAGTTCATAGCAGCTGCAAAATCTTCAAAACTTACTTCTCCTGCTGAAACCATTTCACGAACAGTAGCTTCAGTCATTTCTGATTGGCCTTGAACTTCTCGATAGTAGTCCGCAATTGTAGAAGCAGCATTCAAACCCCTTGACGAAAGCTGTAATAACTGATCGCCCATCAATCGACCATTACCAGCAACTGTTGTAAAGATTCGTGAGATGCTCTCGTATTCTGAGTTAGTCATCGATGCAACACCAACTATTCCTCGAAGAGCAGTCTCCATATCTTCGCCGGCTTGTAAACCAGATGCTGAAAACTGTGCTGCAGCTTTAGCAGCTTCATCATAAGCATATGCTGTATCAGATACAGAATCCATAGCATTATCCATTACAGCTTGGACTGCTGTTTCATCTTTTAATAAAGCCTGTAACTGGAAATGAGCATTTTCAATATTTTGAGCTCTTTTTAAACCTCCACTAACTATTGCGTCTGATACATAATCTATTGCACTGGATAATGTATTCATTAGAGATGTTGTAATATTAGAAATTACTGTCATCCCTACAATTCCAAGAGTTGAAAATCTATTTTGGAGTGCTTCTATTCCAGCAGCTATTCCAGATAAATCTACATCATTAGCAGCTTTATCCAAAGTATCAAAACTTTTTGCCGCATCATCAAGATCTAATGAATCTTTTAATTTATCAAGTGATTTAATGCTTTCTTTAATGCCACTTTCAAACTGGTCATTATCAAAACGCATTTCAACGACTCTACTGTCAATTGTTGAACTCATACACTAGTAACCTCCTTCCATGCCGCTTCTGCCATTTGATCAAATATTGGTTGAAGAGCCGGATTAATATAATCAAGTCCTTGCACATATCCCCCATTTCTAGTGGCATGTCCATATTGTAAAATTACTGCAATGTTTACACCTTTATTGACATTAGAGTTATTCCAAACTATAGAATAACTGCTTCCATTTTGCACTATATCATATGTCCATGATGCAGCTGTCAAACCTGTATCTATCGGGGTGTTAGCAGCCAATTCTCTTACTCCTTGAATGGCGTACTTTTCTAGAACTGCTTTATAGTCTTTTCCAAATGATTTCTTTAAAAGCTTTTCCGTATTCTTAAAGTCGCCTTTTTGCTTAAAGTTGATTATTGACATTACTAATCACCCCTTTGATCATTTTAAGCCTTCTTAAGTTTACCCTGCTTTAATAAACTAAGCATTTTGGTGTTCTGAGCAGCCGTCCCGGTATAAGATGTAATGTCATTTTTTGCAGCGATCTTCTTACGATTTGTCATACTGCTGTCCACTCCAATTGCTTTTAAAGCAGTAACAATACTTACTGATGTCCCTGTATATTTTGTATAATATGCTGTTGAATCAGATGATGTGACATTACATACGATCTCGGTATGCCCTTTCTTTGGTGTTACAAGAACATCGCCAAGCTGCAATTCAGATAATGAGGTTCCCGTAATCTCTTCAAATCCCAATGAAAGTAATACTGCTGGCTCCGATGCCGTATTAAAGTCTTGAACATCCTTACCCAAGGCACAAGCAATACATGTACGTACGTCTGAAGAACAATCAAGTTCGCATGGGGTTGTAACCTTCGAAGGATCCCATTTAGCTGCTTTTGCTGCTGTATAACCTGTGCTTCTCTGACTCTGATCATATCCAAATTTGTCATTATTTGCGATGGTTTTTGCATTTGTTCCTATACTCTTTGCAATACTTAATTTTGGATATCTGAAAATTCTCCATCCTAATTTGTGATTATAAGCTGCTGTAATTCTGATCTCTTTTCCAGTCTGATCTCCAGCTTTTCCACCAGTATACTTACCATTTTCATCCTGACATGCTCCTGCAAATTGTACACTCATTTTTGTTACCTCCTTTTTAATTATCCTTTAGAATGATTCTTAGCTCTTCTTGCTGCATTTATCTTCGAATTTCGAGCCAGTATATCACGTTTACTCATTTTCTTAGGTGGTGTATTCTCAGCATTAACTACTCGAATTAATGTGAGTAAACGATTTAAATGCCACTTTTCGAATTGAACTGGAATATTTAAAGTTATCATCCAGCAATATATAAGTTCAGCAGTAACTATTCTTTTTTTATTTATTGACTTTTTATCTTCTCCATTATTGCCAAACCATGTTGCAGTCATTGGATCTTCAATATATTCAAAAATCTGTTTCATTACAATTTTAGGTATATGTTTATATACTTCTGGGTTGACATTTTGTGTAAGGGTCATACAACGAATATAATCCTGAATTTCCTCATCTGTTTTGTCTTTTTTATCAAGAAACGGTTTATGCCATTTACTTTCCCATTTTGTTAGGGAGATCAAGGAATGTTCTAATTGCAATTTTGTTTCATTTATGCGAACAAATTCTTCAGATCTCTCGTCCCAAAGTTCTTGTTCTGGTATTGTAATTGATAACATCGCATTGACCTCCCTAAAATATAATTACTTAAGATAGCCACTTAACTCTGATAAATCAACTGAACTTGTATTTTCTGATAATAAATCGGAGGCAGTTCCCTTTAAATCAATACCATCTGTCAAACTTGAAATGTCTGGAACAGCAGATTCGATAGCATTTTTAATAGAACTTGTATCGACTGACCCAGAAAAAGAGATATTTGGTATTGAGACACTTGGGATTGAAATACTAGGAATTGAAAATCCTTTCATTTTACTACCTCCTTATATGATCTTAATTATAGAGTCCCCGAAATATAATCTTTAATCTCTTCCGGGATTCCATCCTTGTTTTCATTAATAGTTTTTTCAACTTCATCAGCAAGCTCTTTCGGAATAATTCCATTAATAAAAGCTGCTGCTTTGTTGGCATCGGTAACGATCTCCATAAATAATTCAGAAAATGCTTCTGACTGATAGAAATCAAGCCAGATATCTTCATTCTTCTCAAATTTACGGCCATCCAAACTCTTTCTTCCATATGAACGATGAATTAAATCTTCAAAGTTCTCCATGATTTTGGCGCCGTTTCTTTCCTGAGCAAGTCTCAGAAGAACCTTGTCAAGTGTATATTCACCTGTAGTGGTAAGCCACTTAGTTAGTTCAGCCTTGTTCAGGTTGAAATAATGTGTTTCAGTTCTCTCGGTCCCCTCATAATCGGTATAGGTAATTGTTTTTGCTAACATTTTGTTTTTCTCCTTTCATGATAAAAAATAACGGAGGCCCAATCTTTAAAATAGAAAGAACCTCCGCCATGTGGTTGACGTTTTAATTAGCCAGCTACTTTAAAGATCGTCTTAAGCTCTTCCGGAAGAGGAAGTCTTGCCGTAGTGCCAGATCCGTCTTCTCCATCAGTTCCATAAAGAATATCTTCAAGTGCTGCAAGCTGAGTTGCATCTACCTTTGTAGAGTCAATTGTTACAGACGCGATCGGCTTATAACCATCCGTCGTGATCGGTGTGGTTGTGATCTCATAGCTGAGGGCAATAGCCTCGGGGCTGTCATTAACAGTCGAGTATGATTTCTCAGATGGAGAAGCAGAGCATCCATAAATAAGATGCAGCTTGTATCCGTAATCATCGCTTTCGACATCATTTCCAAGTCTGGTTCTGTAAGACAGACCGAAAGTACTTCTCTTCTGCTGCCCAAATGTGACGCCCGGTGCAAATTCGGTTGTGCCATCGCACTGCATCCATTCATCTGGATATGAATAGCATTCAACTGTTAAACCAAGTTCCTCAGCACTCTTAAGATTCAGATATTTCAAGTTATCCGCATATAAAGCAGTATCTTCTGCTCCTGACGGACTCTCACTAACTGATGTTAATCCATTCCAAGCGACTCCATTGGTGTATGCTCCAGACTGATAAAGGTAAAGAACACCATGATCAACACCAGTTTCATATGTTCTTTTACCTACCTCATCCCATAATAATTTAGGCATAATTAATACCTCCTTTAATAATTTTTTAATAGTTTAATGTAAATACGAAGTGATTCAAATCATCTGATGAAAAAGAACGATCAAATTTCCATTTTGGAAGACCAAATACCTTGCTTGCTATTGAGCTATCGGGATCTTCATCAATGATTGTAATCTCCCATACAAGAGTTGATAAATACTTAAGATTGTCAGCATTCAGATTATTCTGGCCAGATAAGTTATATACCATGCATGGGTATTTCATTTCCATTCCGGTTGGTGGGGAGTAGTAACAATTTCTACTTCCAAGAATATCACAAAGATACTCATGAAGAGCTAGACGTTTCTGCTCCAGTTCCATTGTAGACACCCCCAATCGTTAAAGTGATTCGTGGATAGCCAATTTCAACATTTGTGACTTTCCACTTAGCTCCTTTCCAGCTAATGTATTTAATGGAGGCGATATTCTCCTGCATATACATATCGGAAAGTATACTAACTGAATTATTCAATCGTAACTCGTCATTTTGGTATTCTGATGACTGAAATTTTCGATTATCCCAGCTAATGTCACCAGTATAGTCTTTTTCGACCATTTTGGATTTATACACTCCAGGCTTAACCTCGATGCTTTCCAACCAGAAACCAACTTTCCCATAGAATTTCATCTAGAAAATCACCTCCATTTTGAAATACGATTAGCCAGCCACCTGAGCGTCATTCCGAAGAATGGTAAGAGCAGAATACGGCTTGGTAAGAGCACCAGAAATTCTGGTTTCGATCAGATATTCATATTTGTTGAAATCAAGATCGAAATCATCGAACAGATTCACTTCGCCGCCCTTGTCTGCGCCAACGTTGTAGTCGGCTAAGTTAACGATCACGCCGATCAACGGCATATCAGCTTCATCATTCTTGATGGTCTGTCCTTCCATCGGCTCAACGGTAACGATCTCTTTCACACGAAGAGCGGTAGCCAGCTCAGATTCTGTCTTGTAAATCTTGTGACCGATTCCGTCCTCGATAAGGAGCATTTCGGTAACAACATCTTCAGTGGTGTAGAAGCTCGGATTGCCAGACCCCTTGTAATTCTTGCGGGCGCGGATAACAGCATTGATCGTATTCTTTGCGATCGTCTGAGCATCATCATTTGCAGCTGCATCAACAATAACCTTGGTATTGAAAAGCGGCACATCCAGTGCGATCGGACGAATGTGATCTACCGGGATATGGTCCTCAGCATCGGTCTGACGTCCGTCACCGATAAGAATTGCGCGGGCGATTTCCTCATTCAGCATTACTCTCATCTCAGATTTGATCCATGCGACAACATCGAAATCTTTAATATCGATAACATCATCGCGATCCATCTTCTGCAACTTGTAGATTGTCGTCGGGTCTGTGGTACGCTTAAGAGTTGTGAATACCTCAGTCTTCTTCTGCTTACCCTTGATATATCCTCTTGCACGTGCTTCATCCTCAGTGATATTTGCATACTGGGACTTAATGCGGCTAAAGGGGGTATGATGTACACCTGCCATAACTTTGGAAACCCAATCCATATCTCTGGAGATCCACTCAGGCTGGGCATTCAGAGACTTGTAGTCCGGGAACAGCATATCCGGATCATTAAATCCATAATCCTGATTTCCAGTAGCGGTCACCATGCCCGTTGTATCAAGCGCATGCGCCAGAACACCGCCATCTTCAAAATTCTGATTAACTGCTTCACGAAGAGATCCTAAACGCTTTGCGTCATCAAAGATCTTCTGATAATCAGAATGGCTGAGATGCGTGGATCGATCCTCGTTGTCAAATACATTGTGCTTCATTTCATCATCCTCCTCTTCACTTTTAGAATTCTTACTTGATTTTGAATCCTGAATAGCCTGACCTACGATGATCGCTACGGCTTTCTTCTGTTTGTCAGTCAAGGTTTCATAGACGTCTTTTACGGTTTCGTCATTACCGTTTTCCTTCTTTTCGGGCTCTTTGTCAGCCATATCTTTCTCCTCCTTTGATTTCTCTGTTTTATTCTCGTCTTTTCCTGGATCCTCTGAATGGAAGAGTTCAATGCTTGATCCTGTATAGAACAGTCCTTCACTGTCATAGTCTTCCATTGGTTCGCCATGAGCCATTACAGACTCGATAAACGCACCGGGATTAGCTCCAGCAAGAACGAGACTTACCTCTCTGATTACCCCATGAAGTACCTCATGGCCTGTCTGCTGAAGATTGTTAGCCCAAATGCTTAAGGATGAAACATCCCCGTGCTGCACCTGTTCCTTTGCATCCTTACCGCTTGCTGTATTGTTGAAATAGCAGTAAGCATAAACGCCCTCATCACGATTCTCAAGAATAGCATGTCCGAGAACATCACTAACTGAGTTATGCTGATGATTCCATACAAGTGGAACCTTCTTATGATCGTTTACTTTGAATGCATCTCTTCGAATGATACGGCCATCTGCACAAGTTAAATCATTTTTCGTTGCCCATCCGGCAAAGTCCCAATCACCTGGCATTATAGTCACCATCCTTTTTAATATTTGTTTATTACTAATAAAGTTTCAGATTAAATCATCTAATTTTACAAATGTTCACTTAGTTCCCTATATGGTTTAGCCTCATAAATATTTGCTTATCAGATTTATTGATCATCATCTTCATCGGTATCTGTGATATTTTGGCTTTCATCCTCACCCTCATCTGGGTGATTCAGATTACTATTGCGTAATTCATCTGCTTTCGGATCATCTGATGGCTTCAAACCAATTACAGAACGAACCTCATTAGATGTCATGATCTCATTTCTTGTTAATTTGTCAGACATTTCTGCTAACTGACTAACTGGAATGAGTTTGAATGGATCGCTGAAGAATCTGATTGCCTGACCTTGTGTTCTGGCAGTTTTAGATATCCATTTTCTTTGCATTTCTTCAACAATAGCAGTAAGAATAACCGCTACCGTTCTATTTTGATAATTGATTTGAGTATTTTCATCGGCAGTCCCGTCAAATATACTCTGTGTTAAACCCAACTGATTATATAGTTCTAAGGTTAAATCTTTAGCCTGCGCCCATAGATTATTTTCAAGAGATCTATTAAGCTGAGTTACATGTTCAGTTGCATCAATATAACCTATTCCATATTGGGAACCAGTTAATTGTGCTTCCAAATTTTTACGTCGTTCTTCAGCTTGAGCCTGCCTAGCTGATGATTTTATTGAATATGGCAATTGAACAATCAAATCCATTTTGCCGGCACTGCATTGATCATTTGTTCGGTCGAGCTGGCTAAGAACTCTAATAAGTCTTTGAAGTGTTGAATTTGTTTCGTTCATTATTGAATAGAATGGATTCTCGATTATAGCAGTAATGCTTTTCTCTACCACTATTTCTCGTTTCTTACCGATTCTCTCATCATAAACTTCAACTTTAATATGCTGCGGATACCACTCAATAATTTTTCCAGTTCGCAAAGAATAGATTTTATATGAGTCTGTTTGATATGGATCGATATCTGTATCGATTGGCACCACAGCGACACATCCCTCATCGAACATTGACATTACAATATCCTGAATAAGTGCTCTTCCAGTTTGATCAGTGTTTGCTTCGATTGTTAAAGCATTATTAAGATCTGATTTTATTGTATCTTTGTAATTACCATTCTCATCGAGTCTTACATGATTAATATTAACAGATGCAACATCAACTGCAATTCTATTATAAATAGAGTTAACAATTGTTCGAGCATTTGTTCTTGATAATCTAACCCGATCAGGTCTGTAATATCCTCCATAACCACTTCCATGATAATTAAAAGTAGGGTCTCTGCCTAGAAATGCGTTCCAACCATTTCGGAACCGTTCTGTTAATTTTGACATTGGTCTGATCTCCTTTTATTATTAGTTAATCTTCATGAGCATAATATGCTCTAAGTTGTCGATTTTTAGAGTTTTGAATGCTTACTAGGGCGACATTAGTAGCTACTGCCCCTAGTGCTATTGTACCTTCTGCTATTTGACCTAGGGCAGTATTCCCTAAGCCAGAAGAATTTATGCCAACAATAGCTGCCATTCCAGTAGCTGCTACTATCTTTTCAACATTACCATACTTATCATTATTACTTGTAATCGTATTTCCTTGTGCATACAAATGCTTTCCTTTATCGGCAACAGCATCCTGTTTCAGCTTGGTATAATTACTATTAAGTTCTTTTTTAGCAGATTTGATATCTACTTTATTACCAGATTCTTTAGCTGTTCTGTAATTTTCCAACGATTCGTCATATTTTTTTTACGCCTTTTTGTGTATATGTCCCAGATGACTTTCTGTATTATCTCCAGAACCCCATGCCCAACGTCCGCTTCCTCTTCCAGGTGGATTGTCATCATGGCCTTTTCCGTAGTGCATGAGATCGTTTGATTTTGGTGCTATAATGTATGTACTCATTTTTTATCTCCTCCTATCTTATTCAACTTTATTTTTAATGGTGTATATTGTAGATGCAATTCCAGCAATTGAGCCGACAACTATTGTTACGCCACCAACAACATCAAGAACATTATCAATCACATCAAGAACATCTTTTTCTTCTGATCCGCTAAGAAGTCTATCTGCTTGCGATTCTAAGGTTAAACGATTAACTAATGCCCTAAGCTCCGAATCACTAAGTTCAGAATAATTACCTTTTTTAGATGCTGAATCTTTAATATTTTTTAAACCTTTTGTAATATCTTTAGCGCCTTCAATGCTTTTTTTGGCTTCACTCGTTGTTTTCTCGGAAACAGAGACATTTGGTCTATCTTTTCCACCTTTAATGTTTTGAGTTAGATATTTTTCTTTTGCTGCTTTTCTTTTTTCTTTTGCACCATCACCATTACCAGAACCCCATGCCCAACGTCCGCTTCCTCTTCCAGGTGGATTGTCATCATGGCCTTTTCCGTAGTGCATGAGATCGTTTGATTTTGGTGCTATAATGTATGTTGACATTTTCTACCTCCTAAGATGAATCTGAATTATCGAGATGTCGATCGCCTTTATAACTATCTGAATAGGTATGTTCCATCAATTCGTTTGATATACTTATGCTCTTCCCAAGTAGATCCTTTAGCACTATGAGCCAGCATGGCTAATCCTACTCCATCGAATTCCTTGAAATCTGGTCTCATTTCGAAATCCTCCATAAAAATATTTTTATTCGAATGCATCCCGGTTAGCTTTATAGGCCACATATGCATCCATCATAGCAGCTACATTATCGATCTTCTCGTCCTTGCGCTTCTTATAAAGCTTTCGGTTTCCGTTCGTGTCTTCAAGGACAATGCAATTACCCATCGCAAATACCATGAGCGACTCGTCAAATAGCAGGAGCCGATCTTCGGCCATCGCTTTAAGCTCTCCAAGTGGAACTGATTCAGTCCTAACTCCTTGAGGAACCTTCTCAACTCCATACGGTCCATTATCTGTTGACCATCGTTCAACAAATTCCTTTGCATAGTATGGGTCGTATCCAAGACAACGAACATCATATTCAGAATCAAGAATAAATTGATCAAGATCCTCATAAACATCAATCATGTCAAGAACTGATCCAGGCATAACAATAAGAGAACCTTCTTTGATAAACTCTTCATACTTCTGTCTCATTGCTTTAAGAACTTTATTAAAGGTTCGTTCAGTTATGTAGGATCTTACCTTTATTCCAAATCGTCCACCAGAAAGTGGAAACATGAAAGTAAAAGCGCAGAAGTCATCACCTTGTGATAGGTCTGCACCAAGAGCACACGGTTGTTTCCAATACGTTCTATATCGATGTGGAAGAGTTTCTTCATACGGGAAGAAATACGTATACCCTTCCATTGGAATTCCAAAACGTTTTGCCAGTATATCGTTTCTTGAGGCTGGGGCTTTTTCAGCTCTTTCAACATCAAGTTGGTATGTCTCATAAGTTACCGTCTTATCAATATTTGGATTTGCTTTAATCCACATGTCTGGATCAGAAACTTCAGAGACATCATCTAGTTTATACCACCAAATGGAGACATTCTTGGCATCATACTCGCCCTTTAGAATGTCCATTAATTCCATTTTAATGGTATCGCCAGCGCCATTACGAACAGTTCCTTCTGAGCTCATTGCTATGATCAGATAGTCATCAACCTTAGAAGCACCCTGTTCAAGAGCACCAATCACATCCTCTCGAATATCACAAGACAGCCATTCATCGACTGTAGAGTATTTATTTTGGAGACCTTGCAGCTTTCCTATGCTCATAGGTCTTACTTCGAGCAACGAATTTGTTAAGAAATTTTCGATTCCTTTTTTCGTAGAAGCAAGTCTTGTTCGATTTACTTTAGAACCTGTCGTATTTTGAAGTGAGCCCTCTGTTAAGAATTGGAAGAATGGCCCACGCGCTCTCGTAATTGCGGTACGCAACGGACTCAACATTTCCTCAGCTTGCTTCATAGTTGGAGCTGTTGTTACCTGATGAGTGGTCGATGGATCGATCGTTAAACCATACCCCTGATGACAGGCTCCATAAACGGTCTTCGCGGCGCCTCTGGCCACAATCAAATACTGTTTATTCGTTAGGCGTTTCTTTACGGTTTTTCGGATGTAATGTCCTCTTCCATTCTTAGAACGTTTGTAGACGCTCCGTTCAACGAAATAGTACCATCCATAAACCTGTTCTCCCCATAGTTTAAATGAGTCGAGAAGAAACATATCAGAACCATCAGTCAATGTTAGCTCGTTCTCGCAGAATCGTATCCATCCTTCTACTGCTTGATCATCGTAATAGATTCGTGGGTCTCGTATGAGTTTGTCTATTCGATTCATCTCTAATGAGATTGTCTCGCAAACTGGGAAGTCGCCACGCAATACGGCATCACGAAATTCACCGTAGTACTTAGGCGTCGCCGTATTAGATAGCATTTGGTTTCAACTCCTTTTATTTGCTTTTGGATTTTTCAGAAGATCGTTTTTCTGCTTCGCTTGTTATCTTGGCAGCTTTGTCGATCTGCTCATAAATTTCAACTCCAATTTTAAGCCAGTCTTTTGCATTTCCAACCTTCTTCATTGTATTATTAATGGTATTCCAACTCTTATCCAGATCTTTTTGAGCATAAGCGGTCATATTGCTCTGCCACTGAATCCTGCTAAGGGCTTCATTTCGTTCCTGAGCTGTAAGTTCATTAGCATACTGAAGAACTTCAGAAGCAGTTCCTTCTCTTAAAACTCTTGCCTTATCAGCATCATGCTTTGGCTTCTTCGGCAGCTTTTCTTTTTGCTACTTCTTCCTGAGCAACTTTTGCAGCTTTCTCCTGAGCTTTCTTTTGCTTTTTGGACTCAATAAGACCAGATAAGCCACCTTTCTTTTTTGTTCCGTACTTAGCTTTTACTGTAGCTTTTGAAAGTGGATATGGAGGTCCATTTTTCTCTCCCCATTTTTGTCCCAATCGTCCATGATGATACAGCTCGTCGGAACATACGATTATTCCTCTATACTCTTTCATAACTATATCACCTCCTATTCAAAAGTTTCTGGCGGATCAACCTCATAGTTCAATCGACTTTCATATTCTTTAATCTGCTCCTGATAAGCGGAAAGAACTGCTGCAATTGTAGGCGGATCGAACATGAGTTTTGTTTTCATGAATACATAACTCTTTACCATGTTAAGTCGCTTATTATCTCCAATAAATTGATCCCAAGTTTCATCATTTGATGTTATCGAAAAACCTTCCTTTGGACCAACTCCAAGCTGAGTCAAAACATTAAGCGAAGAATTAATACACATGATAACATCTGGATCGAATTGAGTAAAGTCATCTTCAATCCCAAGACTCTTTTTTGTACTAGATAAGATGCTTTCCTCATTCGCCATGGTTTAATCCTCCTTAAGATAATCTTCGGATACATATCCGATTACATCTTTTCCGATAATGTTAACTTTAACTTGATAATATCCGCTGGTCTTTTCTAAAATCTCGATTGTATTGCTCTCGGTCAATACTGATAAAACCTGTGCTGACTGAGACGGGAATTTTCTAAGCCTAACAAATTTGGTGTTCACGATCGATCCGGTTTTTGTCTTAGACTTTCGTGAGTTTTCCTCCTTTTTAGGCTTTTCATTTTTTGTTTCTTTCTCCGGTTCTTCTACCTCCGGCTGCTGCGGAACCTCTTCAGCAGGATCCTGGCTGTTGCTTTCTACTTCTTCTACTTCTAACTGCTGGATTTCTGTTTCTTTAATATTTTCATCAACTTCATTATTTTTTACTGTTTTTGTACTCATTTTCATTTACCTCCATAGACATGTATCATTTTTTATTCTTACAACTGGTTCTTTTTGTAAAAGATCTTCATCGCCATAGTGAACTGCGTTATGCGTATTATGCGATGTAGAAATAAGGTTCTCCATATCAAGAACACAAGACCTTCCATATATTATATCCTCAATTGTAATAGGATTAATGTGGTGGATTAATATTAATCCGTTAATTTCATATCCTTCCATTGCTAGGTCATATCCTTTGTCTCGTATTATTACTTGACGGCGAACATATCTCCATTCTGGAAGACGATATAATCTTTGGTTTAAGTAACGATGTCCATTAAATGTCATTTCCCCAACTTGTCCATTTAATTTTAGATACTCAAACCTTTCTTCAAATGTTGGAAGCATAATTAATTCAGAATATGATTTACTCATTGTAGTAATCATCCTCCTCATACTCATCATCGTCTAATATTCCGGCGTATGACTTGAAGGCTTCCAATGCTTTGGCAGCAATTTCTTCTGACTTCTTCTGAGACTCAACCAGCTGAGCTTTAGAGTTTGCTAATTGTGACTCTGCTCTAATTTTCTCAAGTTCAACTTGGGCTTTTGTTGTTGCAAGCTTGAGAAAGTGCGTAACTATTTGTGAGGGTGCTGTATGATTTCTCAATTGCTCTTCTGCTTGATCCATTGCCAAGCTTATCATGTAAGATTCTCGACCTTCTGGCGTTCGTCTCTCTGCCTTTTTTCTCCTTTCTGCCATGGTTTTTCTCCTTTCTTTATGACTTTCCAGATGCTCTTTATAAGAACCCAGACCCTTCTGGCATACTTTTACAAGACTTCTTGGGGGGGGGGGTAAGTTCTTTATCTGCAAAAGCTCAAGAAAGGAGGAATCTTTTACCACGGTGGAAAAATGACGAGATTCAATTTTGCCATCCGAATCTGAGCTCTTACAAAGGACACCTAGAAACCAAAGGTGAAAATATAATTTTCCCTCCGGGGAATTTTTGAAG